GTTCCAAGTTTAATGAAACCTCTCGATTTCTCTCAGAACGTTTTTTTGGGGATGTTCGTCCTTTCGGACATGAACATATAAATATACCAAAAAATACAAAAAGTAACCCTAAATAAAAATATTTTTTTAAAATTTTCCCCACTGAGATTTGTGTCTATTCTCCTCAGCAATTTTAAATCCTAACCACAAATCTTGAAATGCTTTCTTGAGTTTATAAAACATTTTTTTAATCATTTCAAAATAATTTCAGCTAGTTTATACATATAATCACCTGTATTCATCGGGTCAATCTCATCAATTTTAAAATATTTCCAATCAGTGTGTTCTTCACCATCGATAGCGGATACTAAATCAGGTTCAATTTCTTTGTCTGTGTTTAATAAATAAACATACATCAGTCCCTTAACTTTCTTACCATCCCTTGTGTGCCTTGGAATCAACCCAACAAACTCAAGATTTTGATTATCAATATCCACTGCGGTCTCTTCGAAGAATTCTCTTTTAGCACCTTCTTGAGTTGACTCATTGTCTTCTAACTTACCACCAGGTATTGACCACATTCCAGGAAAAGACCCCTGATTATTTCTTTTACATAGCAAAATACGGTTTCCGCATTTAACCATAACACCTACATAAGTTTTTCTATCCATTTGTATTTATTATATATATGAAAGTCAAAATTAACGAAAATATTTTTAAAATCAAAGTAATAGCCGACGAAAAATCTCAATCTATTGGAATGATGGGTAAAAAATTTAATCCTTCATTTCAAGGTTTGCTTTTTCTCATGGGAGGTAATAACCAATGTTTTTGGATGAAAAACTGTATCATTCCTTTAGACATTTTAATAGTAAAAAATAATGTAATCGTTAATATTCATCACAACTGTCCTCCATGTAAGGGTGATGATTGTCCTGTTTATTGTGGGAATGGAAACATTGTTTTAGAACTTGAAGGTGGTACTTGTGAAAAATTAAACATTGAGCCAGGTGACTCCATCGAATATATAATCTAACCTTTCCAAATTTTTTCTTTGTACCCAAGTACGTGATTCGTATATCTTGATAAAACGAAAAAGTAATCGCTTAATCTGTTCAAGAAAATTAAAATTTCAGGATATTGAATTGCTTTGGCACATCTTCTCTCGGCTCTTCTACAAACAGTTCTGCAAACATGTGAAAGTGAAACAACTTCATCACCTCCAGGTAATATAAAATTTTTGAGTTCGGGTAAGGTTTCTTGCATTTCATCTATCCACAATTCCAACCCTTCTACATCGTCAAGTGTAATTTTTTTTAGTTCCATTTTGAAGGAACCTAAATGGTCATAGGATAACAATGAACCGATTCTAAATAACTTGTCTTGAATAATTTCAAGTTGTTCGATTTTTAAATCAAACTCTTTTTTCAAACCATCCATTCTGTCAGCAAGAAGTCCTATGAATGAATTTAGCTCGTCTACTGTTCCATAGGCATCTAACCTCCAATCATCTTTGGGAACTTTTGTTCCACCCAAAAGTGTTGTGGTACCGTTATCTCCTGTTTTGGTATATACTTTCTTTGACATATACCAAATATAAAATTCTTAAATTGGATTTTCAACTGATTCGTCCTTAGATTGTGCAATTTTTTCTTTCAACTTAGCAACAAACTTTTTACCAACTTCTTTCATAAATTTAACATAAGGTACATCGCCAGCTTCAGGATTATATTTGTAAGGGTCTTCTGATGGTCTTGTTTTTCTACCTAAATAATTCAACCCTGATATGTTTGTTATACACTTATGTCCTCCTGAGTGTGACTGAATAAAGTCCCACATATTGACTCCAACCTTATCCAACATTTGTTTTTCAGGTTCAGTTAGTTCACTAAAAGGTTTGTCCATAATCGGGCGTAATCTATCCAATAGTTGTTCACCACCTTCCATAAAGGCAATGTTCCCCCCAAACAAAGCATCGAAATCTTTAAATGTAAATCCGACACTTTCAGGACCAACGGAAACCTCACTCAACCATTTGATTGTCGATAGAGGAATTATTCTCTTTTTTAATGCTGGTTCATATTCGGATAAAACTTCTTGAGCAATTTCTCCAAGGTTAACACCTTTTAATTGTCTTTCTTTTTTGAAGGGATTACATGAGGCTTGAAGTAACCCCATTGGCCACAGTAATACTAAGAAATCAGCATCAGGATTAACTCTAAATGGAGTATATCTATCATATGAACCTGACTTCATTGACCCAGCACCGTATTGAAATATAATACCATCTTGTACCACTCGTTTAGGATAATTTTTCATTTGCTGATAATAATCTTCAGACCTTTGTTGTAAATTATCGATTGACTCAGCGGATGTTTGTTTCATCCAAGATTTAATATTATTGAGTATTGAAAGTAGAGATGGTTCTGAATTCATAACCAAATCTTCCATGAACCCTTTCCTGTTTTTAAACGCCAATATCAGTTTGTTAATTACCAAACCTAAAAGCATTTTATTTTTTTGAAGGCTTTTATCTTTATCAAGTTTGAAAAGATAGTTTACTACATCTTCGGGATTCAAACCCTGTTTAACGAAATCTGCGGAATCAACAGTAGAAATTAAAAGTATATCTGATGAAGGAAATATATCGGATGGTGATACCACCTGAGAAATTGTTTCTACATTACTTCTTGCTTGCCTAAATGACTTTGCGGCATCTTTTTCAGCTCCCACCTGTTTGTCGTGGTGGTCTGTATGAATTTTGAACATTGGTTTCCCGTGTGCGAAATCGACTAAAACAGGCATTGTATCACCCTCAGCATCATTTTTCTTTACTGAAAATTCTTTATCACCGTATTGTATTACATGAGCACCCACAACATCAATACCATTGTTCTCCAAATACTTTTTCATTGCGATTGCAGTAGTCACTCCATCCAAATCTTGGTGAAAATAAATTTCGGCTTTGGGATATCTATTCCTCAAATCCGAAATATTACGAATTCCTGTTTCTTTAATAATTCTTTTCATTAATTAGAATATACAAATAATTCAAGTTTGCCATCATCATCAAAAGACAATTCTACTTGTTGAAAATATTTTCCTCTTCCTTTTTCCATGTCTTCAGGACTTATACTTGAAATCCTAACCACATCACCATGTTTAAATTTTAAGAAATCTGTTGGTTTTATTATCATACCAACTGTCAACAATAAATCTTTATCTCCCTTTTTTATCGATGGTCTCCCTTTTACTGAAATAACTTTATAGTTCCTAGTTTTTGCATTAGGAAAATTACTTTTAATTGTTTTAATTGTTGGAAGTTTTTCAGAAAGTTTTTCGTCTTCACTTAAAATTTTGGATACTAATCTAACCAGTTCACTTTCTGTTAGTTTTATAACTTTTTTCATATTAGTGTTTTAATGTAAGTAGGTATTTTGATTTATTTATCAATGCCAACATCTCGTCTCGAAGATTTAATAGGTCGGTGTCGTATTTTGAATCCAATTGTTCTGACATCCCAACAAAAAACTCAGTAATTCCATCCAAAAAATTTTGCATACTAAGAGACGAAATATCTTGGAACATCAGTCCAAACTCAGGCTCAAATGTAGGCCTACCATACTTTCCCATCATTACCTCAGTAAATTCATCAATAAGACCATCTAAACCCTCGTAGATTTCTCCATACGTTCTATGTTTGGCGTCACCGAAAGTTTGCCAATGAAGAAATCTCCATTGAAGTTGTATTTGTACAAGTTTTTTTATTAATTCTTCTTTCATATATTAAAATTATAGTAAAGCAAGTGCAGCTCTTCCGATGTTACTAGAAAATAAACTTGACACAAAATCTGTAATGTCTGTATCTGTTTTCTTTTCAGGTTTAACCTTTTTACTTACATCAGATTGTTTAATATCAGGAAAATCTTCAGATGCGTATTCCTTAGCTTGTTCTGTTTTATTATACTCATCTACTTTTTTTCTTGTTGCTTCCTCACCACCCAAAATATCAATAGCCTCTTCAGGTGATACCGCATCAACAATACCAACCCAATCCAAAAATCCAAGCCAATATTTAGTTTGTCTCAGTAAGATTCTCATTCTTCTGTCTCCTAGCAATCTTGGTGCTCCTCCTAAAAATATTTGTGATAATGTCCCTTTTTGACTCAACGCCGCATTATCCCACACCTTAGATGTTTTGAGGAAGTTTTGTAACTCATTGATGTTTTTTAATTGTTGTGCCTTTGTTATATTAACTGTTTTTGCCAACATTCCAGCTTCTGTAGCTAATTTCGTAGATTTTGCACCCGCTCTTTCAAGTAGTGTTAACCAATCGAAAACTGTATTTCTAAATCCTTTGAATATACCTCCAGGTAAAACATCTAATCGACTTTTCAAGTCCGGTGCCCATGTTGAAGCCTTTCTAATGAAAGAACCCACAACTCCTGGTGCTCTTGCAACCTTTTCGAGTTCAATTGCTGCTTCTGCGGTTTTACCTGCGGCCGCCAATTTTTCAGCCTTTTTCAATAGGTCCGCACTACCACCACCTATTCTTAACGCACCCATTACAGGTTTAGCAACAACATCACCTAAAATAGGGAATGCAGATATAAATGAAAGGGTTCCAAAAAAATAATCACCTCGGGTAAAATATCTAACACCATTAATAATATCAACGATTCCTGTAGGGTCGACAATACCAAGTAATTCAAACCCGATATCACCCCAAACACTCTCATTGATTGATTGACCTTTCTCCTTACTAAGTGATTTAGAGATTGTTTTAATTTGATTTTCGGTCAATACGAAATAAGTCATACAAAGTTTTTATATAAATATCCATATTAACAAAAAAAAGGGTCCGAGGACCCTTTCTTCACTAACAGTTTTTTATTTACTCTTGAGGTCTGCTTGGTCTTTCAGGTTTCAATTCAAAATCATTGTTAGATGGAACATCACCACCACCTGGGTTATCTGATATTGGATAAGTAGGTTGACTTGATGGTTCACTTTTTTTCTTTTTTGACTTGTAAATTATGAACCCTGAAACTGCAGCGAAAACTACTAAAACTAAAATAATCTGTAACATAATAAAAGTTTCCAATAAATATCTACGAAAAAAAGAAAGGGTCTCAAGACCCTTTTTTAAATTCCATTTCTATTTGTTTGTTTTTATCAACAAAGTGTTGAACTCTTTCCCTTGCAACCTCACAATATCTTGGACTCAATTCAATACCAACCCATCTACGTTTGTCAATTTCCGCAGCAACCATACTTGTACCTGAGCCACAAAATGGGTCCAAAACCAAGTCATTTTTATAACTCAAAATTCTTATGGCCTTTTGAGGGATGTCCAATGAAAATGTTGCTTTGGTCATTTGTTTGGTATCTGCGAAATAACTCCATTGACCGTAAACTAAATCCATGAATTCTTTTTTATCCTCATCTTGATAGACGTTCTTTTTCTTGATACTACCATCCTCCTGCTCCAAATCCACCACATCAAACTTCCACTGAGGTTCTCCTTTTACTTTTTTTATGTGTGTTTTCTTGTAAGCCAAGATAACACATTCTTTGGGGTTATATATGTAAGGCGCTGACGGTGACATCCATGAACCCCAAGCAGTCGTTTTACTTCTGTGTGGAGATTCTTCGTCCAAATCAACTATACCATAAAATTTATACCCGATTTTTTGCATTAAAGTCCAAAGTTCTGCAACGATGAAAACTCTCCCACCTTTGGACTGACGATTGATTTCATAAGGGACATTTATCGCAATTCTACCATCATCTTTCAAAACTCTAAAAGCCTCAGTTAACCATTTAACGGAAAATTCTTTATATGTTTCAAAATCCATATCATCATCATGAACATCATAATCAATACCTACCCCATATGGTGGAGATGTAACAATTAGGTCGATGGAACCTTCAGGCATTGTCTTCATGACCTCTGAACAATCTCCGTTAATTATTTTATTTACAAAATTTTCCATTAAAATGTTTTATTTACTTAATTCTAATAAATTTTTTCCATTAAGTCCAGTTAAAATGATATTTTTTTCCATTATAACCTTCCTTCCTGTCTCATTTGTTCTCTTATTTTCGTTGCTGAAATTTCGCTTACTTCTTGAGGTGGTATATGTTCGATAATATCGTAACCGACACCACGACCGAAATTTACAGATTCAATATCAGGTATAATCATAACCTTAACTTTTTCATCTCCAACCAATTGCCACAATTCTTTTTTAATATTCATTTCAACTTCAGCCGCAGAAAATGGATTTTTCTCATCAGGTTTGATGTCTCTTATACAAATGAGAACATTCTTTCCTTCATTTAATCTTTGGTCAACGAGCCATCTGTGACCCGAGTGCCATGGTTGCCATCTTCCAATAAACATTGAATACTGCTTGGCGCCAGTGTTCTTCAATTTAGGGTCTCCTTCAACGTGGATTTTTTGCATATTCTAAAAGTTTTTTTACAGATTCTTCAACATCATCAAATGTTGTATCCATATCGAAATAGTTTTCAACGGGTTGTTGATAATCACTTACAAAGTAACTTTCTCTACCTCTTTGTTCCGTTGTGTGAACAAACACCTCGACAATATTATCCCCCATCTTTTCTTTAAACCTATCCCTTTGGTCTTTGTAAGGGGAAACCAAAGAAACTACAACATCTTTACCTTTCTTTTGAAGATAATGAGCAATTTGTTGTGCTAGTTCAACGTTTTTTCTTCTACCTGTTTCTGAATAATCTTTATTTTCAAAAAGGTCCCTGAGGTCATCACCATCTATATGAAACACATCAGGTTTATCCGAAAGGATTCTTCTACAAATTGTTGTCTTACCTGAACCAGGTTGTCCTGTTAACCAAATAATCATTTTTCTAAATTTTTAATTTTTCTATCTAAATAAAATGCTGCCTTTTTAAGGTCTTCTAATTCTTTTGTAACACATTTTTTTCCAGCTCGAGCAACATATTTGACAACGTTGAATAAATAAGCGTCTTTATCTAATTCCCACGCTTCACAAACTTTAATCACCTCGTAAGGGTTACTCTCACCCCCATAATGATTTGGATGATTTACCATTTCATTTGACTGTTCACTCATATCTTTATTTTTTTGTTATTACAGGACAATAATAGGTTTTCCAAGTTGGATGCCAATAAAAAAGTCCCCTATCTGTTTGTTTATTTACATCATCTACAAAGTCAAGTTGGATGGTTTCATATTCAATCCTACCCCATTTGTTACAGATTTCATAATCTGTCTCCATCATGTGAAGTTCCTTCTCATCCCCTCTTGGATTATTAAAAAAAGAAAAGACACCGTCGTCTTTTAAAATATTTGGAACGTATTCTTGTAGTCCATGAATCTCTTCTTGCCAAGTATCTGCATAAATCCCATCGAATTTTGGCATATACTTTAGGTACCATTGCCAATCACCATACATTATTCTTACTTTTGGATTCAGGTGCCACCCATCATTGAACATTTTGGTATAAACGTCTAAGTGAGGTTCAATTATCCAATGTTCTTCGATATCATATTTTTCAATATAAGAATCTATTATTCCCATTCCGAACCCTACATTTAATATTCTCCCTCCTTTTCTGCATACAACCTCGGCAGATTTTTTCATGATAGGTCTCTCCCATTCCATCATTACCGCATTACCATATTCATCCAACAACCTACCGTCGTCAGTGTATGTTAATCTTTGTTGAATGTAAGGTTTGTCGTTCATTTAGGGATTCTACTATGTTCGAATGGATATGATTCTAATTGTTTTTTATAATATTCCATTTCCAAACTGTCTCTCAAGTATTGAATGGTTTCTTTTTCTTTCCTTTCGTATCTGTTGTCTTTAACAGATGAGGTTAAAAAATAAAAGTATGTTACCCCAAAAATTAAGAGAATCGCCAAAAGAAAGATTTTAACCGCTTTATTCATTTTTTATTGCCCCACTTTTTTTCCATGTAGTCAATATACTTGTGTGTCTTGTTTCCATTATATAACATCCATGCAAAATAATAATCCCACCACCACTCTAACTTTTTGAGAATTTTTTTCATTGACCGAAATATTTCTGAATGGCTTCGAGTTTATCGTCAGCATCTACCAACATTTGCATGGCTTCGTCCGCATTCTTATAAAAATCTCCTGTTGAGTGGTCTCCGATTCCTGTCGCATGGTTTGAAAGTAACTCCAAAGTTAATAACGCCTTTGCTTTTTGTGCTTCCGCTTCCAAACGTAGCATTTCAAATAAATGAATTTTTACTGTTCCCATTATTGTTTGTTTTTATGTTTTTCAGATTTAGTACCTTTTTTATAGGGTTTTTTTTCAGTTGATTCGGAAACGATATCCACTTGGTCCCGACTTGGTTCCGACTTAGTCCCAACTTGGTTCCTTGTTGAATTTTTCCACTCGGATTTTGAAATATACTTCCACGAAAGTCCTACCATGTTGAATGCCGTTTTGTCATCAACACGTTTGATTGTTCCCACTTCAATTTCTTTGGTTGCTTTGATTGCTTTAATACACTTCATTGGTTTTTTCCTCCATGTTTTTATTGATTATTAATAATATTTCTTCTTCTTTTTTTCCTTCTCGGTGTAAATTGTACACTTCAGAGCTAAGTGGGTC